ATACCAACAAAATAAGGGACGCGCGCGTATATTTTGCATTTTGCTTTTTGAAATTTCATTGAAAAAAGACTATACCTACATTATGCCCAAAAGGAAGAAGAGATATAAACATGCAAAGATCGGTAAGAAGAAGTATTACTTCTATTCTATTAAGTGGCTCGACATCACCGGCGATGCGGGTCATAACACGCCGGAAGAATTTGATAAGTTCGAATGTGCGAAGATGGTATCGCAAGCGTATGTCTATAAGAAAACTAAAAAGTTTCTTTGGACGTTTAGTTCGTATGATGAGAACGACGAAGTCTTCTCAGACCGTAATGTTTTCCCGATGGGTTGTATAATTAAAATGGATAAGGTTATTCTTTAATTAGATCGTTTACTTTCTTCATCTTCTCAGCTTGCTTACGTAGTTCTTCCATACGTTTTAACTTATCTTCAGCTGTTAAATTTCTAGTAATGATTTCTTTTCTGTCTATGAATATACCCATAGCTTTACCTATCATAGCTTCAAACGCAGCAGTCTTCTCAGTCTTGCCTTCCTTCTCTAACTTCTGTGATAGATTTATTTGACGCTTTACAAAGTTGGCTCTGTTAACTACAAATGCCTTGTTCACCTCGTTCATACGTCTAGTTAAGTAGGCCTGTATATGTGGTAACTTCATAAGTTCTGATGCTTCTCTTGTTGCTCTAGTAGGACTGTATCCAGCGTGTAGGGCTGCGTCTTTGTTGGTGCATCTACCTTCGTTCATAACCAAATACTCACAGAAAGCACGTTGCATAGCTGTTAGTTCCTGCAATCCATACTTATCTTTTGGTATTGGGCTATATTTACTAGCTTTTGGATAATCGCTCATACTTGCAATATATCCTATATATTGTATATTACAAGTCAGAATGGTAAGTGGAAAGCAATTGAGAATGGCGTTGGATAAGTTCATGAAATCCCCAGTATGTCAACATGCTAGGGTTCAAATTGAATTACCTAATGGTGATATGTATGATTTAACAGCAATGATGTTGTTGGAGAATAGATTATTGGGTTCACGTGAGACACATAGATTAGTTTTAAAGTGTGAAAAACCTACACTTGTAATGGGTAAAGCAATTAAAAAAGTAGAGTGATCACCTACAGCTCAGACCACCATGAAAGAGTCAAATCTTTATAAAAAATTAAAGAAAGAATTTAAATCAATTTCGTTTATTCGTATTGAGAATCGTGCCTTACTTGGCACTCCTGATTGTCTCTGTCAAAATGCTAATGGAGTATTTTTTACACTAGAGCTAAAGGTGACAAAGGGGTACTCTGTCCCCCTATCCCCCCACCAAGTTTCTTTTCACATGAAACATAAAGCTTGCACCTTTGTGCTTGTAGCTTGTTCCCTGAAGCTTGGATCTTATCGCTTGTACTCTGGTTCTAGGATCTTGGAGCTTGTAGACTCAGGCTTGAAGCTTGAACCTTGTGCCCTAGGCCTCCCGGCCATATGCACTCTGCTTGAAGGCTTGCGCTCCGGATAACCATTGGCCCTGCACCAATCGTTGTGGATCCTGGTGATGATGTGGTCGTATTTTCTATGCGCAGCCACTAGGATGTCAACACCGCTGTCTCGTTAGCGTGCATCTCTAGGAGGTATTCATCCAGCCCGATCTGATCTGAGAAGCCATGCTTCACTCTATCAGTGCCCCAATAGCCTTCGACGTTGTCCGTCAGTGTATTAACCCAGATCGTTGGTCCGCCTCCAGCCACAAGAAGCCTGGCAGCCCTGTAGCCATGGTCCCGGTGAGTGGTCCATTCTATATCGTAGACGCCGTCCATCCATTTATCGGCTGAGATCTTACCGTCTGTAATCTCCTCCGCAATGTTCTTGCACATCCTGCGAAGCTGCTCTTCGCATGTCTCTCCGCGTCTGTTTTTAGATTTTTTTAGCGGCGTGCCGCTATCATAAAATTTTACTTGCATGTTTACCTTTCTGTTCATGGTCCTATAGTATCCCAGCCGTTCAAGCGTGTCAAGCTTTATTATCCTTGGACCCTTGTACATTATTGGGCGGGCCCACCCTGCTTGAAGCTTGTAGCTTGTGCGTTATTTTTATTTTTTTAATTGGGCCTTTACCCAGGCCCTGTGGGCGGTCAGGCACGCTGAAGCCCAGCGGCAATTGTTTACCGGGATCCCAGGGCTTAATGGTAATTAACCATGTGCTTGACCCCAGAACCAACAGGACGCCGTCGGCTTATTAATACTTACCAACCTATTGGTTCAGGGCTCAAGCTTGAGCCTCACGCCTTTCGGCGCGAAGCTTTGATCAGGATTCTCGTATCCCATCTGTACAGGTCCATACTCACTTGACCCCAGAACCAGCAGGGGTGCACAGTTATCAAAGTGCCTACTGGTTCAGGGCTCAAGGGCGCAGGTGCGCGTAGGCGAGGATCTTCCTTGCATGCATGCCTGCATACAATCCCAGTCTAAACAAGACTCACGACCTAGGCTATAGAGTTTAAATTCCTCACTCCAAGCGCCTTTAACCCCAGATCCAATTAGGCAAAACTGATCAGTTTTACAGTTCTGTGCTTTTTAAAGCCACGTACTATAACGTCCAACCCAATTAGATCAGGGCTTAAGGGTGGACTAATTTCATGTTCTCCATATAGAATTGCCCACCCAAAACCCGAAAGGACTACAACTAGAGGTAGTGCGATCTGATTAGTTTAGTTGGAGGCTAATTTAATTTCGATCCACTTGGTTTTCTAGTTGTTTAGTCCTAATGCAATATAAACACTTGACAAACATTTGTCAAGAGGATATTGTAGGATTATTAATAACACTAACAGAAAGGACATAATGTCTAAAATAAGAATGAATACCGAGTATAGAAATAAACTCTATAATCGTATTAAAGACGTCTTTGAAAAAGAGGACACGCAAGAACGACAAGCATTTTTAGAGGCAAGAGAAAACTTTAATGCTTATCAAAGAGATACTTTTAATCTTGCAAAGCAAGTAGTGGAAAGATCATACCCTACTGAAGATGTAAATACTTTACGAGTATTTAAAAAGAAGTATGGCGACCCTTGTGATGTAGTAGCAAAAGATAAATGCTTTTACTTTTCACATAGCGAAGATGTAGATGAGGACGGCGAGAAAACAGATACGCAATCTCATTTTGACTTTGGTTTGTATGGCAATATGAATGGTAGAGAAAGTTATGGTGGCGAAGAAGATAGTACACATTTTGCCCACGCATATTATAGGGAAGAACTTAAAGAGAAAGGTCTTAACCCTGATATAATTGCACAGCAACATGGTAAAGATGATAACCCACATAAAACTAAACACATTGACGCAAACAATAAGTTTTTAGGTAAGTCCAATAATAGTTATTACGAAAGTAATGATGATAACAATATTGGTATGACTAAAACTTTTAACGCACCTTTTTATGTTGATGTGATTGGAACTAGCCATTGTAGATCAAGAGCAATAGCTTGTACCAAAGATGAGTACAATATCTTTTTGGCTTGGCGAAGTGCAAAAGCAAAAGTTGTAAGCACACATCAAACTTGGATAGATAGTATAACTAAACAAACTGATCAATTAAGGATTGGCTTGAAAGCATACAGATATCTAAGTGAGGGTATTGAACTTGCTAGTGAACTAGGAATAAAATTAGACGAGGCAGAATTAGTTAGAACTAACTCTACTGGCTTGACGATTTACAATCCTAGTAATCTTGCGTCCATGATTAAAGGCATGAAAAATAAAAATCAGACTAGAGAAGATAAGATCAAGGCAAGACTACAATACGAAAAACAAAGTGTAAATTAACACTTGACATATAGGACTATCTGTTATAGGATAGTCCTATTAACAACGAAAGGACAAACATGTATCACATACTACAAAAAATCGCAGATGATTATTTTTGCGTAAGTCAAGTAAGAAAACCTATTGCCACGATGGAACAAGCAATAGAGAAAGTTAAAGCACTTAAAGTGTTAGATGAGGACACAACATTTATCATCACGCAGAAAGTTGATAATGAGTAATTTTTATATAACTTATTTTGCAAAAAAACATAAAAAGATAATAACTAGGAAAGGTCAGTTTGATAAACCAGATGGAACACCTAGCGAGAAAGGTGCTTACTTATCCAAACAAGGCGAACCAGTTTTAAACTACTGGGACTTAGACGCAGATGGTTGGCGAAATGCAACAGGTCAAGTGAGAATAAAATGGAACTAACTTTAATAGAATGGAGTATAGCGATCGTAGTATCGATCGCTATATTATGGTGGTACACATGAGCAATTTTAATTGGTGTCATGGAACTAGTTGCCATAAATCGCACACGCAAGATCGTGTGCGAGGTAGCAAGGGTTCCAAAGTTTTAAGAACTAGAAAAATAAAACAACACACAGA